AACTGTGTTAGCTGAATAGTCAATAGTGGCTAGTGATATATTATCTGAGCCATCATAAAATTTTAAAGTTGGGTTTGTTGCATTAGTTGTATCTAGCCAAATAGTACCTGCTACTGCTCCACTAGGTGTAGAACTGCCTGAATGTGTTGAATTGATTGCTGATAATGTATTGTTTAAATCTGATCTAAATGCAGGGAAGCCCTGATTAGCGATATTCATATCGTGTTGTGCCATAACTTACTTTTAATGTCCTTTCGCTATATAGTCAAATGTTTTACTTATTGCAGTGCCACCATTTTTAAAGGTGATATCAAAACCACTTACTGATTTATTAGTTATTTCATAAAAATCTCCACTTGCCAATCCTTGTGCTGAAACACCAATAGCAGGGGTAGAAATAAACACAGGTGAGAATGTAATAGATTTAGTTCCTGCACCTGATGATACATCATTTTCAGAAACCAATCTTTCTTGCATATCTGCATCTACGGATAGTGCTGATACCACAGGAGTTGCGGAGTTATCTAAACTCTGCATTATTAATCTAAATTTAAAATATCTTGCAGAGTAATCACCCACATTGAAATTTCTAAATGATGTGTAAGTTATATTATCAGTAGATGTAGCAATCTCTAAATGACTAGATGCATTTACAGATGCGTCACCATCAAAGTTAGAAGCTTGGTCATCAAATAATCCTGTTACGTTATCAAACAATCTATCTCTATCATCTGTAGTTTGGGTAATATTTCCTGTTAATCTAGTTGTTTGCGTACTGCCTAAATCTATAATATTAGCAAATTCATATGTTCCAATAGATGGAACATTATCATCTGTTGTACCACCATCAAAGTTTCTTGTGGTTATGTCATCAAAATTATCTGTAGTGTTATCATCAAAGTTTTCTAAACTATCTAATTCTAAAGTATTATCTACCGCAACTACATTTGTTTTAGTTCCTGTAAAGTTTGGATTTTCTGTAGAAGTATTGGCATTAGTAAAGTTTCCAATAGCAGTAATATTAGTAGTAATAATAGCTTCATTAGATGAGAAGTTGCCTAGCTTATCTACTGCCTTAATAAGATATGAACCTGTTCTAGCAGGTACAGTCACAGATGTTGCAGGTCTTGATACTCTGTTAATTAAAGTAAAACTATTCTGCCATTCTGGATTGACTGTTTCTGTAGTGAAGTTAACAACATAATAATTGAGGTCTGCGTCTGGTATGCTCTCCCAACTAAGATGAGCATCTGATCCAACAATGTTAATTGCAAAATCTTGAACATCACTCGGTGGATCAATTTCACCAATTATATCTCTTGTAGCAGTGACGTTTGTACTTTCAACACCTAATGAATTTATAGCCTTAACTCTTACTGTGTAATTATCACCTGAGATAACATTCAATACTCTATGAAATAAATCTACTGTACCTCTACTATGTACAATAAAATTACTATCTGCAGTTCTTTTATATTCTACTTGATATTCTCTAACAAATTGGTCTGGTGATGCACCAATAGTTATATTCATAGCAACAATAACTGTTCCGTCATTGTAGGATATTAATTCATCAGCAAGTGTGACTGAAGCAGGGGGAGACACTGTAAAGGGATCAGGGAATGAGGTATCACCAATAACTGGGAAGGCTGATGATCTAGCATCAAAATCGTACCATGATTGTTGATGTTCCTGTAAAGATAAGCTGGCTGTAAAATCAGAATTTAATGACATCGCACTAATTCTAAAAGGTTTGTTGACCATACCGAGAACTGTACTTGATAGATTAACAATATCTCCAATCGCTAAATCCAGAGCTTGATAATTAGCTTTTAAAGATAGTTTTAAATTATTTCTTGATCGATTAAGAATAATTTTACCAAACTGTAAAGCCTGATAGGGATTATTAATAGTGCCTAAGGTGACATTAGCTTCTTGCAAGAAACCACCATCAGCAGTTTTTAGTGTTTGATGATCTGCATCTGTCTCAGGATAGACAACTGTATCGGCTTGATAGTTTTTCTCTATTGAAATATAATTAATAACACATCGATTAAACTTTTCATTTTTGCGTTCACTCTCTAATTTAATTCCACCGATAATATTATCCTCATTTAAGGAGAAGGTTGCTGTTCCTGTGCTTTCAATTAAGAGTTTGAATTTTCCTTGAACATAAGGAAGTAATCCTCTCATTCCTTTTAAAAATACTTTGACATTTTCTATAATTTTTTTATTCGTGTTAATGACTGCATGACATTCAAATAATTTACCAGTCGTTGATCCATAATAAGTGACTGTGCTGTCAGCCACAGTAGATGCAGTATAAAAACTTGATATATCCAAATCTGTTGTAGCAATACCTTTTCCATATCTTTCATTTCTTAAAAAATCTAATAAACACCAAACAGGATTTGTAGAATAAACTCCAGTTGTTTCACTTCCCCCACTATCAAAAGTAGAAACTTTACGACCTTGTATTTTTATTTTAATGTTAGGTATGCCTGTATATTTGTCTGCATCCCATTCAAAACGAAATGCAATATAACATAGTCCACTTAATGGTCTGTTTCCACTAGACCAATTAGTAAGGTTATTTAAAAGGGATGACTCTGATTGTCCATCAGTACCATAAAAAGGTTGTATCTGGATTGTTGTACCATATCTACTATCATTAGAAGTGATGGTTGTACCATCGGCAAAACCACCAGAGAAAGTCACAGGACTATCATTAACTTGAATTTCTGTAATAGCATTAATTTCACCTTCACAAATAACCATCGCACCATAGAGATAAGTATTATCTGTGCCAGAGGTTTCTAAAAAGACTCTTGTACCACCAACTAATCGTTCTCCATAAATTACAGGTATCTGAGCATTGTTTGATTGTTTATTGAGCTGAGTACCCCTAATCTCTTCAACTTCAGGCGTATCAGGTATCTCAGGAATATCAATAAACCATGAAACAACTTTCTGAGCAACATCTTGTATAAAATCTACTACCTGCCCCATTTATTTGTAATCCTCATCACTTTCGTTATATCTTTGTTAATTCTAATCCAAGCCACTTGTTTATCATATTGCATATCTGAACCAAAATGTTTCTTAGCCCACTTAATCATATCTCTTAAATTTTTTCTACAAAGTAAATGTACAAAACAAAGATTATCGCCACAATTCCAATTTCCATAATCAATAATTCCATGTCTTGTAAATTTTGTTTTTGTCATATCGTTTAAATATGCCCAATTTAAAAATCCTGTTATTTCCTGATCTCTAAATATCTTATATTGATGATGATAGAAGCTCGGTTGAATTTGGTTCTTAATTACCTGCGTTGGTATATCTTGATATTTCTTAAATGATTGAAAAAAATCAACAACTTCATCAATCAATTACTTCTTCCCCATAAAATATCTTGCACTGTTAAACCAGCAAATTCCATTCCTCGATCATTAGGAAAAAATCTTTGTTGGCTTCCCTCATTTGTTTTACGACCTGCGACTCGACTAAAATCAGAGAAATGAGAAGTGCAAATTAAATCGATGGTTGCCTTGTCAGTATTTATTCTGAAACTTTCAATATAACCTTTATCAAATTGATAAGTGTCAATTAACGCATCTGAACCATTTAATAATCCTATGTCAATCGTGACTTCATCATTTGACACATTGTTATTTAATAAGATAGATGTAAATGCACTATCAACAGCAGAAAGTTTAACAGTAAAATTAGCTACATCCAATTCTGCGTTTTCTGATTTAGCTGTAATATTTAATAAATGTCCAGAAGCAGAATAAGTGTTAGAGTTATGTGATATATCTTTGTAATGATTTGTTAATCGTTGAGGTGTTGGAAATAATATTTCTACTAATAAAATAGGTTTAATATTATTAGTGGATAGTTCTGTTAAAAGATCAGATGATAAACCTCTAGCCATTACAGAGCCTCTATGAAATCAACTTCGTATCTATAATAATTATCTACTTGTACATTAAATTGCTGTACATCATTTATTAATCTTACTGTAAATTGAACATTGTCATAAGTCACACTAGAGTCATTAGCTAATGCTTCTCTTAATGGTGGCTCAATAGTCAAAGTTGCTTCATTTGATCCATCAGCAGTGACATCAGCCACAATCATATATACCTTACCATGCGAGAACTTAATAAGATCGCCAGCCAATAAATTACCAGTCATCCCATCGACAGTGATTGTTGTGTCTCCAGCAGTATGAGAACCATTCACTAAAACAGTACCAGATACAGTTCCTTTAGCATTTTTTAAATCTGGCAGTGCTATTTGAAATGTTTCTTTTTGTGATCGTTGTTTCATAATAAAGGCTAGTACTGGTGCAAAATCTGTTCTGCTCATTGGTGGATAACTAGCTGAAAATTTAAATCGTTGTCCATCAACTTGAACGCTAAACATTTTCCCAGAGTCAGTAGTAGATGTAATAGTTTTTTGCTCACTACTAAAATTCATTGATCTAAATTC